ATTCCTCACCTCTAACGATAACAGGAACATAAGTTCTCATTTTCGGAGTAAGTTGTTTTGAAAGATTCCAATCGTTTCTATCACCAGTCGATTTCAATTGGTCAGCGAACTCCACTAATGGGTCTGCCTCACCATGTGTTTGAGGTGAAAGAATATTCTTACCACCAAAGTTGTAGTGGAAAAATAGTTCGATAAATGGATTTGATGGATTGTGAACGTAAGGAACGATTCTTACTTGTTGTTTACCAGGTTTTGGTTTCCACAAATTGTCAGTCTTTGTTGTTTTCGTTTGTAGACTGTCCAAACGGTTTCGGATTGCATTTAAGTCAATTGCCATAATTTACCTTTTTTTAGTTATTATTAATTATTATTTAAACAAATATACGAAAGTTTTTTCAAACTTCCAAGTTATATTTCACTTTTTATTTCAACACCACTATTTAATCCCATGTGTTGATATGGTACTAATATACGAAAAATATTTTAAACTACCAAATGTTTTTTAATTTATTTGCAACAATCACATTGATTGTTCGAACCACAAGATGAGCCACACTCAACTTTTGATTCACAAATACATTCGGTACAATTACATTCTTTCATATACTATAAATATTAAAATTTTTTAGTTAACATCAACTATTCTGAATAATTTTGTTGTCATTACCTTATAACCCTCACCATCGGTTAGGATTACTGAATTACGATAATCATTCCACTTTACCTGATATGATTTATCTTCTTTTCCACCATTCAAATCTTTAATCAAACGATTTAATGCGTTGATTGTATATATTGTGTTTGATTCCTTCTTCCTATGTACCATAATGGTGTTAGGTAAGAATCTATGTTCTTTGTTTGGTATGATATTATAACTAATCACCAATTCTTTGGATGGTTCTAATTTCAGTATGAATATCTTTCTGCTGAATAGTTCATGTCCATCGAATATTTTAGTTAATAAACCTTCAAACGAAGATTCTGTTGTAAAAGTACATAATAATTGCGTTCTCACTCATTCTCTCCGTATTTACTTTCGTTTTCCCGTCTTAAAACAATTTTGTGTATCTTTATGCCATTGATAGGTTGTACTTAACTTTCCATCCTCACCTTGTTTACTTCTTTGTGTTTTAACAGCAAGAGGAGTTCGTTTACCATCCTTTGTAACAGCATATACAAAAATATTTCTACCTGTTGTTTGACCTGTTTTTACATTTTTAGTTACTTCTTCTCCATCACCAGGTTCACCTACATCAAAATGTGTTACAAAATCATCTGAGTTATCAACATTTAAACAATTTTTCAATTCATCGGCTTCAACTACAGTTCCACCCATATTTAGATTAAATAGACCAGGATACTTACCAACACCCTTACCATCTTCACCATCTACTACTCCGATATGTAATTTATCCATTACATTTTTTGCTTCGATAAAATCACCCATCGGTTTCTTATCACCATTAGGTAATGTAACACTTTGTTCATTCAACTCTGAGTGTGTATCTCTTTGTATCTGTAAACTTTCTTCTCTGATTTTTCCAAGTGTTGATGATATATCATACCCATTTTGTTTTGCCACTCTATATAAGAATTTTACTTGGTCACCAGTAGGTTCTATTTCTTTATTATCATCTCCCATATAATCAAAATAAGCTTTTAATCTTTGTTCTTCAGATGCATCATCATAAGATGCCCCATCTGGTAAATATTTTAATATTCTTTTTTTAGTTTCTCTAGTTCCGTGAATCTTTCCTAAACGAGTACTTGTTTTATCCTTATTAGGAGTACCATCGGAATTAGTATTATTTTTAGCATTTTTAAGAATTTCTGATAAATCAGCATTTGCCATTTCTCTCGAAGGGCCGTTAGCCGCCTCTTTTAGTTCACTTTCCTTTTCAGCCAACTTTTTTTGACCATTTTCTATTGTAGATTTTGATTTCTTTTTATCATCATCTGATAAATCTGAACTATCAATTATTTCTTTAGCGTTTTCACTTTCTTTATTAGGTGTTGAGTTTGCTTGTATATCAGCAGTACTTAACTTATCTGAATGAAATGTTACAACCCCTCTACCATTCTCATCCATAGCAATTGATGAGGTATCACTCGGATTTTCACCACCACCACTTTTTTTAATTAAATCTATAAGTACATCTTTGGGTACTTCTACCCCATTATTTGTGTAAAAAGGCCCTTCACTTTTTTCAATCAGTTGAACCTGCTTATCTATTGATTCTTTGTGACCATAAAAGTTTCTTGTTTTTACTGGTTTAGTTATCTTACCATCATTCGCTAATTTATCTACACCCTCATTCATTCTTTGATGTTTTTCTCTACCAGCTTTACCGATGGATTCACACTTCTTCATTAAATCAGCATTTTTATCCGCATACTTACCACTTTTATTTGTTTTTTTGGTATAATCTCCGTTTTGTTTTCCAAGTGTAGTATCTTTAACATGGTTGTAAATGGCTTCAAATAGTTCTTCATCACTCATATTAGGATTATTTTCAAGAATAGAAGCTACCTCACCTGTCATTATTTCTGCCAACATTGAACCAGCATTACCAGGTGCGGGTTTAAAATCATCAGTTTCTTTATATCCTATTTCTAAACCTTTTTGTTTTATTGCACCATCTGAAAGTTCATCGTTACTATCTGATAAAGTTCCGTTTTCAATACCTTTTACTTCCTTCGGTGTATCATCTGTATCTGATTTATCATCCTCTTTAGCCTTCTCAATATCATCTTTTGAAGGTTCTACATGAGTTTCAGGATTTACTTTCTTTACTGTGTAAACCGAACCTGATTTCTTATTCTTAACGTAAACATCTTCTTTTTTTAATTTGTCTTTTTCGTAAGCAGTAAGAGCATTTTTTGATAAGTCTTTGATAACTTTTTCTTTATCATCCCCACCATCAGGTCTTTCTTCATCTTTTGAATCTTCTTCTTCATCTTTTTCTTCCTCTTCTAATGGTTCATCGTAATCAATAGCACCATCTTTATCATCATCTTCATCACTATGTAAATGTGCCGATACTGCTGTATCATTTGAACCCACCTGCATACCTGATTCTCTATTTCCACCTAAATGAAAATTAGTAGGAGTTTTAACTGCAGATTCTATTATATATTCGATTGTTTCTGAATCAAAGTCATATTCTTCTTTTAGGATTACTCTCAATCCGTTTAATGACTTCTCTGATATTGGGTTCTTTAGTTCCGTTCCAACTTCAACCCACCATAACCTAGCTAATTCGTTAAGAAATTTTTTCATATTTGTTCCGTTATTTCTAAATCAATAGATTTCATTTCAGAATATCTATCTCCGATTTCTATTTTTGTAGGAAATCCATTCCCTTCTATAAGTATCTTTAAATTTTTTAAAAGTTCATTTTCAGAAGGATGTACATCCAATAAATATGAATCATAAGTATATAAAACCATTTTTGATTGTTTTTCTTTTAAATACTCCATTACTTTACTTAATATCTTCATATTTAACTCTGTTTCGGTAGCTTGTAACATATAGTTGAATAATTTGTTAGCATTCATATCTCTAAGGTTAGATTTTGATAGTTTTCTACCTAATGGAGTTTCAACATAACCCCTACGATTAAATTCCATCCACATTTTATCAATTTTGTGTGAAACTTTTGAGAATAAAGGAATATGTAGATATTCCTCTTGTACTCCACCATACAATTGTCGGAATGTGATTGCTTTTGAATCATTATAAGGTACTCCATACATATCTGCTAAGGTTTGGTGTCCACTCACATCCAATGGAATCGGTTCACCTACCATCTTACCAATAATACGTGGGTGATAAGCATCGTAATCGAATTGTACCAATTTACCCCCTTCGAACCTACTAACGAATCTATCCCTACTACCATCATCTTTATTAAGTGCGGCATAATTCACTCCACCCCAATTGTTTGAAGGACGAGAAGTTATTGTGAACGGATGATATTGAGTCCACTCTAACCCATTTGTAGTATGTATCCCATTTCGTTCTACTAAGTGTAATGACTTTATATAGAAATTGGAAAATTTCTTCACACAATCGAAATATTCCCCACCCAAATCGTAATACTGTAGGAATTCATCTTTCACATCTCTTATTGATTCTATGTGTTTTAATATAGGAATAAGATTATTAACACCTTTGAGAGAATTGAATCTACGATGATAAAAAAGATGTGTTGGTGTTAGATTAGATTGTAGTGGGGAATTCGATTGTAAATATTTTACTAAACCTGCATCAACTGAGTTCGGTATCTGAAGAATGTTTAAGAACGATTTATCATCGTATATATATGATTCGTTGAACTGAAACGTAAACTTATCTAATGTGGTTGTTTGGTTGTCTATATTTTTTAAGTTGATTACAACTTCTGTATCGTTGGTTATATCGTATATGTACAACATAGATAAACTATCTATGCATGGGTGTACGGATACACTCTCCCATATAGGGTGAATATATACCTTATCCATTGTGATATTACCACTGCTTAGAAATTTAACCATATGTAAATATACGAATTTATTTTGATTTATCCAAACAAACCTTACATTCTTTTCCTAAATATACTTTTGTGTTTTTACAAACTCCACAATCAGTAACCTTGCCGGCCGTTTTTACGAATAGTAACATTTCATCTAAAATTTTGGATATTTCTTTTACTGGATTTCCACCGAACATATCATCTAAATTACTCATATCTTAACTACAAAAAAGGTTAGTAGGAATTTCGATTCCTTTTTGTTTCTTTATCTGATAGAACACATTGAAGAACGCTTTGTAAACTTTACCAGCGTGTTCTAAATAATCTGAATATGGAGATTTCCACATCATTTCACCACCATTCATTCGGTGTTTGTTAACAACTTTGATTTCATATCCTTTAAGGATTAAATCAACAATCTTTTTTTGAGCTGGAGTGAACTTAACACCCTCAATTGATTTTTGGAACTTTTCTATTTTTGTCATTTTTTAATTATTAGTGGGGTTAAACTCTCAACCCTTATTACACTACTAATATACGACTTTTATTTGGATTTACCAAATTTTAATGTTAAGAAATTGTTAAATTTTTGTTAAAGTTTTAAACAGAGAATTCTGTTAAATCAACCAAAATATCTACTAAATCAGGATATTCTTCGGATACTAAATCAATAGTTCGTTGATTAGTATCTATTATACCAGATTCCGTAATTATTCCAGTTTTAGGGTCTACTAAATCGTTTCTTCGGCCTGATATTTTCCATCTTAAATTAAACTTTTCCCAAATAAATTGAGGTAACCCATTATCCGTTGCAACTTTATCGTAATCTGTTTTATTTAATTCTAAAATTTGTTCATCATTTACTTTAGAGGCAAAATATCGAACCATCCACCCTCTTTTAATATCTTTATCGGAAACTTTTATCATTGCCAATGATGGTGATTTAGATTTTTTTATTTTTACTGTTTTAATATCATCATATATAAAATTTTTACCAAAATCAAATTTAGAACCACCAATTAATTCAACTAACTCCCCACTTTCAGTTTGTAATCGAACATAAGGTATTAGTTTACGTGATTTATCTTGAACAAAATTTGCTTCTGTAAATACTTCACCTGTGGTGTATTTGTGATACTGACCAATGTACTCAGTTCCATCCGAAAACATCCACTCCTCTCCCTTTGTAACTAACCCATTAGTAATTTGAGGTTTTGTATAAAATAATCGTTTTCTTTTAAAATCACTCATTATATATCCCCCATAGTCATTACAGCTTTAAGATTGGTCTCCCACTTACCTTGTCCATCAAAAGAATGTTCAGTTGAAGTTACTAAAAATTTAACCCCAGCTTTTCTAAATCTTGATGGTAATCTATCAACCCCAACTGGTGCTAAAAATGGTATTCCATCTATTCCAGGTAAAGTTATATTTAATTTTAATTGAAATGGTAATACAGGTGTTATTGTTTTTTTTGGGTCTTTTCCCTCTGGAGTTGTAAGAAGTAATTTCATAGTATTTGCAATAGTACCTGCTTTATGGTCATCTAACCCATCTTTACCTACACTAAACTTTGCGTTTGTAGCTTCATCTTGGGCCTTTGCTTTTGCATCTGTGGCTTCTTTAGAAAGGGCTATATTTGGTATCTCTTTATAAACACTTTGAAGTGGCCCTAATGGGATATTACCATTTTTAACATTACCCTTTGTCATAATTAACATCAAATCAGCATCAAACTCAGTTTCTATAGATATACTTGTTACATGAGATTTTTCACCTACTGTAATAAATCTATGAACTGCTTTTGGTTTCTGAGCCTGTAGTTTACTTACTTTGTTTACAATTAAATACTGTGCTTGTGCATTACCATCAACACGCTCTACTCTTAATTGAACTAACCCACCTGTTACGTTAGCAATTCTACTACCGAGTTCATCTATAACCTCTTTAGCAGTTGGTGGTTGAAAGATTTCATTTACAGTTCTTCCTTTATTAGAAAATATTTGATTAATTTCATCAATAGATATTAATATATTATCTATTTTTGTGTCACTAAATCCAGCTCCTGCCAATGCTGATTGAAATTCATTTTCTTCACCATAATCTGCAAAAACACCTGGTAGAATATATTTACGTGGGTCAGATGAACCAAATTTTTTATCTACAGGTTCTATTCCACCATAATGACCACCACCTTTAGTATCTATTACAAATGTTTGTTTGTTTGAATCTCCTGATGTTTTATTCAAAAGATATATAAGTGATTTAAGAGTTGTAAATGCGGCTCTGAACGGGTCATCTGCACCTATTCCCATAAAACCATCAGATGCACCAACGTTTTTTATAGCACCCATAAATAAATTTACGTTTGAATCACCTTCGGCTACCTTATGTTCTAAACTACCGTTTTCAATTCCATCATCAGCTGGTTTTTCATCAGAATCTAACCCAAATGCATTTTTATACATTGCAATTAAAGCACCAGCTACATCAACAGGATTGGTAGGTTTTTCACCCATTGCCTTAATTTCACCATCATTGGTTAATTGTATCAAACCACCAACTCTAGGAGCATCGGCCATAAAATCTCCAGAAATACCTGACATAGTACAATTAAATGTACCATCCGATTCCATTGTGAACCCAAAGTTATAAACTGTCATTGCAACCGAACCTTTTTCGTGCTTTGAATCTAAAGGTTGTAACCATCCATAGTTTAGTGTAATAGTTGAACCTAATCTAAATAAATCATATTCTATTCGATTCATTTGTGCTAGTGAGTAAGCTTTGAATGCGATATCTATCTCTCTTATAAATGAGTTATATACATCACCACCACCACTTTGGTTCATAGTTACACTTGTTATCTGAGGTTTTAATCTTCTCTTCCCATTTTCAATATCATATAAACTTAAATGACCTCCTGATGGTGGTATTCCAATTGTTAATCCTTTTTTTCCATATAAATCAAATAATGAGATTGAATCTCCATCACTATCTTTAGGTGCCTCCTTTGCCTTAGAGGAATCAGATGTAAGATAGATATAAGCGTATCGTTTGTAATTGAAATTTAATTCCTTTTCCTTAACACGTTTACCTCTCGCCTCTAGTACTTTCGCAGCTCCTGATGGAAATCCTGGATTTAATTCGAATGTTTTAGCCATAACTGTTATTCATTTAAAGTATTATATTCATCTACTATTGATAGATAGTCCGATGGGATTCTTATTTGTTTACCAATAGGAACTGTTAAATCACCTTTACCTAAATAATTAGCTCTGGCTAATATCCACCATAATCTAGAATCACCAAAATATTTATAAGCAAGATTATCCAACCTATCACCTTGAATAGCTATGATATAGGTATCATCTACAGTTTTTATCATTTTAGGATATACTACAGTTTTTTTGTATCGTTTACCCTGCTCGGTTTTAATAATTTTTATATCGCTGTATCTATTTTCCATCTTATCTCCACCCTAAATCATAAACTTGAGCTTTGTACTCAGGTCTTACATCATCTAATATTTTAAATCCGATTGAAATATCGATACCCATAGGTCTAACTCCCAAATCACTTCCATCTAAATTAACATCCCAAGGTGCTTCATCTGGAAATGAATATGAAAGTGATTCAATAAATGTTAATTTATCTACATACAAATCACCTAATGTCATTTTTACTAAAATTCCTTGATAAGCTGTTGAACCTCTATACAATGGCATTGTAAATGTAGAAAGAGCTTCTAATTTTTCATACATAGGTTTCATCTCAGTACGAGAAGTTGCCCACATTTTGAAATTAAAAGATACACTTCTTTCAAATGAACTATATTTGTATCCTTGGTCTGCTCTACCACTAAATTTTAAAGAATCCCAAGATGGTGAGAATGTTTCTGTTATACCATTCACAGTACCTCTGAATTGATAAAACTCATCACCTGTATCTTTTTTACTAATAGGTTGTAAGTAAAATTTAACCAAATCATTTTTTAACTCAGCTTTAGTTGCAACTGGCCTTAATGCCTGTACTGCATCAAATCTTGTTGTATCTTTTGTATAATCTGTTCTATCCGCTCCAACTAAACCAGGAGTATTAAATCCACTCTTTACTTCTAATCGATTTTCTGAATATTTAGAAACGTCAGCCCTTTTCTTTTCATTACCAGTTAATAAACTTCTAAAATCTATTAGGCCATCGTTAGTTCCTCTTTTGGGTATATTACCATATGCGATTGTTTCGTAATCTCTTATAGTAAGTTCCGTATCACTCCCCTTCTTTTCTAGATTATGAGGGTCACCATCTTCAGTTCTTATTTTATTATTTAAAAACGAAGCTGGTAAGTTATTTGCGTTTAGACCTAAATCAGTTTCTTTTGCAAAATCATCTACTGTACCTTCTGATGTGGTTGTTTGTGTGAATCTATACGGAACTTCGTTATCATATTTTCTTCCAGCAAAATCATCTGGATTTTCCTGCTTGTTACTAGTATCATATCTTCTTTTAAGATAATCAGTTCCAGATACCTTATCTACAGAACCTATATCTTCACCTATGGGTGTTTTACCTGGCTCAAACGTACTACCTTCTTGAACATATGTATCTCTTAGTGATACATCACCTGTTTTCATAGCCTCTGTTAAAGGATTAAACTTTTGTTTATAGTTGGCCTTATCAGCTGCGTTATCTTTTGATTGATTTGCAAATGTATTTACATATCTTCTATGTTCACTTGGACCTGTTATGTTTATACCATATAGTGAATTAAAACCACCTTGTTTATCAGATTTCCAAGTATCACCAACACCGTTTTTAAATTTAAAACCTTTTACAGTTTTTCCATATACTATATCTAAGGTATCATACTGAGCTAATAAGGAAGCTGCCTTTTTTGCAAGAAACCCAGCATTTTCTGCAACTTCATATCCTTTTAGAATAGTTCCATATTTTACAGTTGGGTCATCTAATGGTATTAGACCAGCTCTCATAGGTTTTAAACCAATATGTTGTCCACCAATTGCAGCCAACATATTAACAGGTGTCCATAATTTTCCAAACTGTTGTTGACGTTGCATTCCGAATTGTTTTGCTCCCCATAATATACCAGGAACAGATGCGAACCAACTACCGATTCTAGCAACATCTATAAGTGCTCTAACAGTTGATGTAACGATACCACCTCTGATAGCACCTTCATCATAATTAAATCCACCCAGTCCCCAAACCTGTGGTTCTCCTTTAGAAACTTTTCTTCGTTGGATACCTCTTAATATAAATGGTTGTCTGAATAAACCTAATCCTCTATTAAATGAATCATCTTTAAGATTAAACTTACTGTACATTTCATCTAAAAATGATGGTGATTTTCGTTGAGCATGTCCTTTACCAAGTCCAAATCCTTCTTCTCCTGAATTCAATCCTGCTACATCATTGAATGATTTACTATATGTAGAACCTAATGTAAATTTACCTTTATGTAAAAAATTGTTAGGATTAGAATACAATGAATTTGTACTATCAAATACAGTATTGTTAGGATTTACACCAACAAACTTAGTTGCCTCAACTCCACCGAATCTAGATGTGAATCCTTTTGAATGAATATCTTGAAAATAGTTTACTTCTTTAAAATCTTTTCCTTCGTTCTCTAATTTATTTTTAAATGAAAAATCACTTGGTGTTGTTTCACCCAATCCGTTTTCACCATTTGGAATATTCATTGGAGTTGGTGTTGTTTCTCCTAAAAATTTAGAACTTCTATCTGATGATAGTGGAGTAGTTTCACCTAAGAACTGAGATTGATTGTTTGCTTCAGTTGGTGTTGTTTCACCTAAGAACTGAGATTGATTGTTTGCTTCAGTTGGTGTTGTTTCACCTAAGAAGTTACTTTGATTATTCATCTCAGTTGGTGTTGTTTCACCTAAGAACTTAGAACTCTTATCAGATTCATTCGGTGTTGTTTCACCTAAGAACTTAGAACTTCTATCAGATTCATTCGGTGTTGTTTCACCTAAGAACTTAGATTCATTATCTGCCTGCTTAGGAGTTGTTTCTCCTAAGAACTGTATTTTATTATTAGCTTGTTTAGGAGTTGTTTCACCTAAAAACTGAGATTGATTGTTCATTGATTTAGGAGTAGTTTCTCCTAAGAACTGTTCTGAGTTATTTGCTTTTGTAGGGTCGGTTTGACCTAAATATCTTTCTTCTAAACTCATTGGTTTAGTAGTTGTTTCACCTAAGAACTTTTCTGAGTTATCCATAGGTTGAGGTGAAGTTTCACCTTTAAACTTTTCTGATTGGTTTACTTTTTGAGGATTTACACCTTCTTTATTAACTGTAGTAGTAGAACGTGGAATCTTAGGAGCAGATTCAGCCATTGAACTTAAAGGTGTTTTATTTAAGTTCTTATTAACATCAACTCTTTCTTTAGATTGTAAAGGTTCTTTCTTTGGCATTCTAAATTTGGACAAATCCGATTTCATATCTTTAAGTGCCATTATTTATTTCCCCCACTTTTTTGAGTATTACCAATCGATTGAGATTCTTCAATTTTTCTTCTTAGAACCTGTACTGTTTTATTATTAACCTGTAACACTATAGGTTGAGTTCTTACAGCTTCATCTAAAGATTTAATAGCACTAACTACTTCACTCATACCACCACCATCTGTAGTTTCCGATGAAGAGGATTCTGAATCACCACCACCGAATCCTAAAGCATCAGCGATTATAGGTAAGGCCATACTTAATGCCAATAATACAGGTAATGATAAACCAACGGCGGCCAATCCATAACTCAATCCTACCAATCCTAAACCTAATGCTCCAAATGCAGTTGCCAGAGAAAATAAACCAGGAACTAAACTTATCAACATTCCTACGGATTGGGACATTCCATTTAATATATCCATTCCACCACTCATTGATGATAACGCCAATCCTACTAAAATTAAACCACCAGCAAATATTAATAAACCAGGAAGTGCAACTGCCATTAAACCCATAGCATATCCAAATGGAATTAATGCCACACCAAGTAAACCTAATCCTAAGGCCAATGATGGTAATTCACCAGCGATACTAGCTAACGATGTTAATCCTGCAACAAATACTGGTAAAAGAGCACCTATCACACTCATACCAACACCTAATCCAATTAATGCCAATCCAAATGCTAAGAACCCAATTCCAGCAATTACAAGAAAAGGAGCGGAAGCGGCGGCCATTATGGAAAATGCCAATAGTGCCACTCCAATTGGAACTAAAGCAATTGCTACTAATAGTAAATCACCAAGACTTTCAGATAATCCGGCAAGTACTTCTAAACCTTTACCAATGGCCTGAAGTGCGAATCCAAATACTAACATTGCTGCTGAAATTGCTAACAACCCAACTCCACCATATATTAGAGCCACAGTTGCTGTAGAAAGTAAACTCCCAAATATGGCCATTGTAACACCGAATAATACTAAACCAGCTACTACACTACCAATAGTGTCCATACTAATAACTTCACCAAATTTACCCATCGCCATTGCGAATATTAACATCGAACCAGCTATTAATACCATAGTGGCAGCACCAAAAAGTACATCTTTATCACCAAAATCCTTAATAAAACCTGTAACAGGATTACCTAATTTAAAGAAAGCGAATAATTTTGATATTCCCCACAATGCTAACATTGCTACTCCTAATCCAGCAATGGCCAATAAAACAGTTCCTACTATATTACCCATACCATCAAACATTCCGTTTAACATTCCGGCCTCAGCTGTATTATCTTTCAGTCTATCACCCGCTTCACCTGTGGCATTTGCATAGTTTAACATTTGTTCTTTACTCATACCTGTGGCATCACCGATTAATCTTTGCATTTGAAGATTGGTAGCGAGAGATGGTCCTAAATCTTTTATTAACTTTGCCTGTTCTTCTGCTATTTTTGCAGAATCACCAGATACTTGAGCGGCTCTGAGGGCATTCATATTGATATCTTTACCGGTCATCATTCTGAGTTTCATCTCATTTTTAATAGATGATTCAATATCTAATGCCTCACTCGCAAGTTTGTTGACGGCCTCCATATCAGCACCAATTTGCTTCATACGAATACCTTTTTCAATTTGAAGTTTTATATCATCCTCAGTCATATCGTTTAGAGCAAACTGATTCTGAGCTAAGAATTTCATACCATCAGCAGAAGTTCCACCAACTAGTTCGGCGTGTTCTTTTGCAAACGCCATCAATTCTTTTGTACTATGACCAGCATTATCTAATGAACGAGTTAAACTTACAGCATCAGTTGAACCGAGTTGTTCGGTTAACATAGCAACATCTTTAATCATTCGATTAGACATTCTTACATTACCTGTAGTTTTAACAAGATTCTGCATTGCTGAGTTTAGTTTTTCACCACCTAACATCATACCTTCGAAAGATAAGGAAGCTATTTTTGCTTGAGCAGAGAGTTTGGCAGCTTCACCATATCCAATACCTAATTCAGTACTAAGGCCTTTGGCGGCGGTAAAAGTTTGCAAAAAGTATGAAAGAACTTCTTTTATTAAAAGTAAAGCTGCTAATTTAAAACCCACATTCATAAGTGCATTCGTGACCTGACCTGATAACCCAACTACAGAACCTAAATCTTTGGCGAAATCTTGTCCTATATCTTTTATGTTTCCTTCAATGGTTTCCATTTCAGCTTTTTTCTTTAAAAGTCGCTCTGTAAGGTCCAACCGCTCTAAAGCTGCTTTAGCTATTTTTCTACCTGCTTTTACTTCTGTTTCGATGAATTCTGCTCTTTTAGCTTGTAGAGCTTGTAAAGCACCAGCCGCAGAACCTTGTCCTTTCATAGAAGAAAGAATGTTTTCCATCTTCTTTGAAGTAGATTTAGATAACCCATCAACGGCTTTCATATCGTCTACAACACCTTTGGTGTAGGATTGCATACCTTTCAAGTATGCCGCTTGTTCTTCTGGTGATTTTGTGGCCATTTAGTTTCCTTTTAAATCATTAAAGATTCATAAAATCTTTTTGATATTGTGGAATTTTATCATCTGAACCATACTTTGCTTTAAGTATAGCTTGAAATTCACCCTTTTTGGCCTTTAGTTTACCTTTTAATATTTTTTTAATTATATTATCTAAAAGGCCCTCTCTGAGTTGAGGATTTTCTAATCTTTCTTTTATTGTAAATTTTGCCATTACATTCCCTTAATAGTTTTATTCGTTTATAAATATAGAAAAACCCAACAAATAGTTAGGTTCTTCAATTCTTATCTTGATTTTGATTTAGCTTTTCTCATTTCTTTATCATTAGCCTTTTTTTCTTCCTGTTTAAATTCAATTATTTTACCGATGTAGAACTTACGAACCCATATTGGCATATTGTAAACATCCGTAAAATTGAATCCACCATTTCCATGATAAATGAGGTCAAAAATGTGAGAGTGTAAATGCTTTCTATAACTTTGATGAAGGCCAAAAAAACCCCGCATCCATTGGCAGTAGCATTTCTCTCCTTTCCCCAGTCTCTTCAGATACAAATTCATATGTTAAATCAATGTCTGGAATTATATCATTAATATACGCTCTGAGAGATTGTGAGTCTAACGCAAATAATTCATTGTCTACAAAGTTTTTAATAATTGTTTCATCAGATTCCCCATCTACTGAAAGAATCATATTCTTTAATCTTGTAGTTAGTTCTCTTGATGTTACATCTTTAGTTTTTCTACTTGCCTTTTCAATGGCCTTTATTTGATGTTTTACTTTTCTTTCTTTTGATTCAGTCATTGCTTGAAAAGTAATTTTTCTCTTAGACTTAGGTAATTCAAACTCAAACTCATTCTTATGTAATTCTGTTTGATTAGAACCATCATATTCACTATTTTCGAATTGAGTTAAATCAATAACCTCTTCTTGCTTATTATCTGTAAATGGGTCTTGTATCTCTACTTTGTAATCTTTACCATATCCTAATACTCTGGCAGCAATCATAATTGCGTTCTTATCACCTGTAGTTAAATCTATGTATTTGATTGGAGTTCCATCTCCATTACCTATGATTAGTGATTGAAATAATCTATCTAATACTGTTCCATCTTTTATATATGATTGTGTAGTTAAGATATCTTCTTCTTTAGCTGTCATATACTTCATTTCCACTTTACCTGAAGATAATGGATTATCTTTAGGATAAATTAATCCTTTAGATGGTAAATCTACTAATTCAGTTGGAAATTTATAATCGGATACTTGCTTTGTTTCGTATTGTTTCTTAGCAAGTTCCACCATTTCATCGTTGGAAAGATTACTCTGGTATTCATCTGTTAAATTTTCTTTACTCATAACGTTTCTCGTTTTAAAACTTTTTCTAATATTGGTTAACCATATATAAATATGTAAATATAATTAATTAAACGAAAAAACCCCTACATTTCTGTAAGGGTTTCTCAATAGTCAATTTTTATTACAATCCGTATTTAGTATTGTAGTATTGCGTAATCGTATGTAAGTGTTAAATCTACAGTTGCCAAATCTTCACCAGTATAGTCCATATCTGAGAACTTTGCGGTTTGGATATATGCACCTTTAAGTGTCCACTCTTCTACTTTATCACCAACAGGACCCAAACTGTTAAATGTGATATCTTTTTTGTAGAAATCAGAGTAACCATCTCGGCCCGTTACTGATTCGTGGTGTAATCTTACCCATTCCATAGCTGCTTGTGCTGCTGAAGGAACTACTGGGTCATATAGTGAAATCGTTAAATCACTCCACTCACTTCTACCTTTAACATATCTTCTAACGTTAACGTGGTCAATTGTAACCTTTCCGTTTGTTATTTCTGGTCTGTTAGCGGCTTTTATTAAATACGCTGGGATACCCTCAATGTACATAATAAATCTGTTCGACATCTTCGGTTCGAATGATGTGAACATTACTTCTGTTGGGTCTAATAGTTGTGCCATTTAGTTTTCTCCGTTATTCTTTCTTTAATATAAATATAGTTCTTTTTAAAAAATAACCAACTCCCCTAATTTATTTTAGGGGAGCTGATATTATTAGTTATATACTATTCTGGAAATGCTGCCCCAGTTGGTAGTACGTTAAAGTCAAGAACTATGAATTCTGCTGTTTTTGCTGGTTGTAAGAAAATCTCACCAACCATAATGTTTCTATCAATTACATCTGGAGTGTTGTTGGTTTCATCCATCACCACTTTAAATGCATATAAACCTTGTCTTTGTTGAATTGATTCTAAGTAAGGATTAACGATTGATAAGAATCTGTTTCTAGTCGCCGCAGTGTTATTTTCGAACACTAAGTATCTAGTTGAAGAAGCAATAAACTTCTTAACAGCAATTAACAATCTTCTTACATTGATTCTATCCAATGCAGATGGTTTAGCTTGTAATGTTTTCTGTCCAAATACAGTAACACCTTGTCCAGGGAACGTAGCGATAGGATTCAATCTACCTTCGTAAAGTGCATCTCTCTCAACTCTCGTTAATCTTGTCTTAGCTTCAATTACTGAAGTTAATCCACCTCTGTTCAATCCAGCAGGAGCGAACCATTCAGCGGCTACTTGGTCGTTAAATGCGATAACGCCAGGAAGTACAACCGATGGTGGCACCCAAACAGGTTTGTTTTTATCTGTATTAAGTATCTTAACCCAAGGATAGTAAGATGCAACATAGTTTGAATCAAATGCTTGAACAGCGTTAACTGCCGTAGATATTGAATCACTCCATGCTGAAGCATCCATAATAAAGAATGCATCTTGTCTATCTTCACACATATCTTTAGCGAATACTGATACTGAAGAATGTAATCTGTGGATGATACCTGGTAATACTAACATATTGATATCAAATTCATCAGGATTAGATACTGAGTTAATTGCTTTTCTGAATCCAACTGTACCAGTTGCGGTGTTAGAAGAACAATCATACCCTTGTGTATTTCCTGCAGTGATATCACTACCCATAGAAACTATTCTATTTGGTTTGTATCCATCAAATCCACCTTGAAATGGTACTACGAATTTTCTTGAATTAATAGATGTTTCTAAATCATTCAAGTTAATAGTACTACTATATGGTGATGCTGATGATGGGAAGTTAGCGTTTACGTTTTGTGAGTAATCACCTAAATAGAAAGCTGTTCCCACTATTGCGGTTGAACTATCTGGTGTAGGTAATAAGAAGTTTCTATTATCAGTACTTGCAAAATCAAAATCAAATCCTAAGAATTTCTTTGGATTATATGATTGATTGATTAACTGAGTACCTATGTAAGTTGGATTTGGTAATGAAACACCACTTCCAAATGGATTTTGTAATGCTGCGAATCCGAATGGTACTAATGATTCATCAATAGCTCCATCTCTTACTGCAGCAGATACTTCTACTCTAATGTTTTCTGAATTGTTTGGATAATCTCCGTTAGTTGAAAGTTTCCCATCTGAATCAACTGTAATGTACTTATCACCAATCACTCTTGCGATAAAGTTTGGTGAATCAGGATTTAAGTTAACTCCTTGAAATTGTTCAACAATATTTGGTCTAATATCCGAATCCGTAACATTAACATATGGTGAACCAACAATCTTATCTTGGTCTACTCTTCTTACAACTACAGTAAATGAACCGTACTCAGAACCAGGAACCGAACCAGCTGGTTTGATATCTTGTATTCCTACTTTGAATTCATAGTTAGTAGATGTACCATGTGATAATGTATGGAATTTAATTAAGTTTGATGTATTACCACCAACTTTTTGTGATGTAACCCAAGGTGTGTTTGCTTCAGTATATGCTTTTGAGTAATCAATATCCTTAGCAACATCTATTGTTACTACAGGAATCTCACCATCATTAGCAAATGAAGCTGATTGGAATGTTTTAAAGTTTGCTAAAACATATCCTTTACCATCACCTTTTGGAGAAAATCCAAATGATTTTGTGTAATAATCATCACTTGTTGGGTTTAATGAAGCACTAACATTAGTAGCTACTCCAGTGGATGAACCCGATACTTGCAATGTAAATTGGGATGCAGATACTTCTGTACTTCCAAAGTGGTCTGATATTGATGAAAAATTAAATACATCAACATCTGATGTAATTTGTGTTGTTGGGTGGATAATTGCAGCAACTTTTGTACCATCTGATGATGATACTGTTAATACAATTGGATTCTCAAGAGTGTATCCATCTTGTCCTAATACTCTAACGATTGTTGCAGTTCCTGCATCTTCCAAATAAGCTTGAGCGGTATATGGTAGATATGAATCTTCTGTCAATCCACCGAATACTTGCTGAAACTTTTGAAATGAGTCTACTTGAGTTGGAACGAATGCTGGGCCTTTAACTGTTGACCCTACTAATGCTGCTCCAATTTCACCAATCCCTTGAGGTAGAAACGACAAATCCTTTTCTCTTGTAAATACTCCAGGACTTACTATTCTTTCTGCCATTTGATTCTCCTATTAATTTCTTTTGGTTTATTATACTAATAAATACTTAGAAAATTATGAAACGATATATTTATTTGACCGGTGTGAAAATACCTGTTTCTAAATCGAATTCACCATCTCCGTATTTTTCTTTTAATTCACCAGCCAATTTGATTTCTTCTTCTCTTAGTTTTACATATTTAGATTCTTCATCTAATTTAAGTTTATCAAGAGTAGATTGTTGGGATTTTAAAATAATATTTTCTATTTCGATTTCACCTAATCTAGCTGTAATCTGTGAGAAATTATCTCTAAAACCTTTGATACTTGAAATTTCTTCTTCGGTAAATTTTATTACTTCTTGTTCTTTTACGTTTTTTACTTCTGCCATAACCTTAATTTATTATATTATTATTGTATATAAATATTAAAATTTATTTTGAAAGATTAGTTTTCCAAACAATTTTTGATAATCCAAAAGTTTTTTGTGTATTAATTGTCTTTTTACCCTTATCTTCTGGTACTAAATACGCTTTAACTGCAAGGGTTGCGTTACTTCTAACGATTCTTTCTTCACCTACTCCATTTGTAGTTTCAAATGAATAAGATTCCCCTTTGATTTGGAATTTATATCTATCACCAAATGCACCACCTTGGAAATAAACTATCTGTTCTACTAATTTATTCAAATCTTCCATATAATCACACCATACAATTAAATCATATGAGATATTTACATAATCAGGTACATCTATTAAGTATTGTTCCTTTTTTGGTGGTTGCATTCCTGTTAATTGAGAAAACGCATCGTATCTATTATTTTTACTAAATGATTTTACGAATGGTCTAGTACTATCTTCATCTGTAAGTACTTTTAGTTTTGAATATTCTGTATTAATATCTAATGAATTTCTTTTAAATGAGATAAGAGGTGTTTGTACCTTACCATTACCATCTCTCATAAAACCATCTCTTTGTGCAGATGACCAATTTTCAGGTGATGCATACATTACAGGTACAGGAATAAACTTTCCGTTTTCTTCAATAGTTGGTTTTACATTTATTTCTAAAAAATCTTTAAATGCCAAATCAATATCGTAAATACCAATATATGCATTTTTTACATCATCATTTCTACGAGAAATCTGTCTGGCTTTATTCAATTCAGGAGTATCTGAAAAAGAACTATCTATTTTTTTTAAATCTACCTTTTCATCTCTATTTGTTCTATACTTATATGCCATTTTAAATTCCTATCGGTAAATCGTTAGTATTACTATTAACTCCTACTCTAACATCATCTCTTAATTGTAATTGACTTTTCTTAGCAACATGAGTTTCACATATAATAGATAAATTATATCCTTGTGAATCACCACCATCCCAAGTATCAGGATTCTTACCTGCAAAGAATTGGTTTGTAAATGTTACATCTATAATATGTTGTTCATCATTCCACTCAATAACATCACCTACCTCTGGATATACATTTTTATCATTCAATGTATCTCTTAAAAAGTAAAAGTTTACATTTCTAGTATAAGATGAACCAAAATCATCAAATACCTGCTCAGCATTAGTTCTATCAACTAATGTAGGTATTTTTATAGGATTATAATAAGTTTTATTCTTACCCTCACCATATAGGTTTGCTTTAGTTTCATCTATAATTAATTTGTAGTAATAAACTTCAGTATCAATAACATCGTTTATTAACTCCTTATTAATCTTTCTGAAAAGTGCCGCATCTCTCTGTCCACCGAATAGTGCCATTTGTTACCCTATATAAATTGCACGAGGAACTCTGTTAAGAGTTTGTTCCATCGCTTCTGATTCTTCTTGTTGTGCTTGTAATAATGCTTTTCTAGAAGTAGCTTCTAAGTTTTCTCTTAATTCTGTAATTAAGATTTCCTTTTCTGTGGCCGCTTCACTTCTTAAATCGGCACCATCTAAAGTTATTTCTGAGTTAGGTATTGGTACAGAACTAAACTTAGCTCTTACTGCACCTAACATTTCTTTAGCCAATGCTAATGTATATTTTTCAACCCACCTTCTACCTACGTGATTTATGTGTGTATATTCAATTCTATCATATTTAGCGTTTGAAAAATCGGATACTACTGAATCTGATATTATGGAATTATTTCGTTCTGATTCTAAGACATAGTGAAAATGTATCTTATAAGTATGATTTGGTATTGGGAATAATCTAATTCTATTATTTTGAATATCAAACCCATATTGAGATTTACGAACTTTATCGTTAAATTCAATCGCCTGTAATCTTAATAAATCATCATAAAGTGGTTGCATCATAAATGAAACACCAGGTGAGTAGTTACCCCATCCAAATGTATCCATCATTTGTTGTGAACCTAAACCAGTTCCTACGAATGGGTCAAAGTATCTAACCATCGCAGGTGGAGCATTGTGTAACATTTTTTTTATTTCAAAATTATCTGTTCCAACTACCCCTGCTTCTAAAGATGAACTTGAATCAGTTATATCTTTTAAATCATAAATTTGTTTACCAGGTTGAGCTAAAAATGAACCTGTATAATATGTTAACGAACCACCACTACCAACTTCACTACCATAATCTTTAGATAATGTTATTAACCCACCTAAATTTGCATTAAGTTGAGTTTGTGATAGATTAGATGATGTAGAATGTCCTTTTAAATTAAGTAAATTTTCTCTAATATTAAATTGATTTACTTGTGATGAGTATTCTGTTACCGCTTCTTCAAAACAAGCATAGAAGTTTATATCCTGTAGTTCTATATCAACTATAGGATAACCCAAACGTTTTGCACACCACCCAGCTGTTTTATCAACTGATGATTGAAACTCTGTATCGGTATCATAATGCCCAAAAGGTGTTTTACCAGCTGAGAAAGATGATGAGCCCGGCCATATTGGAATGTTTACTGCCATTTACTATCTCCTAATTCTTTTATATAAATATGAGAATCTTTAAGAATCACTTATTTATGTACCATATCAATTCATAAGATTTATAAATGTTTGATTTTGGTATTGTTTTTTTGTGTTTTTCCCACCCAAATGATTCTATAATTTCTTCTACTTTTTCTATTTTAGCAGAATTGTTGTTAAAATAAGAATATATTCCATTTGGATTTAATAATTTAGGAACTACTTTTGTGAATGGTGCCCATTGAGGATATTCTTTAAAGTTAAAAACATATGTGTCAAAATAAATACTATCAAAAGTTTTACCCTCTTTTATAAAATCTTTTATTATATCTTCCCACTTACCACAATACACATCAAACCCCATCTCTTTCGCCTTTTCACAAACTTGTGGATGAGCTTCTATTATATGATGTTCTTTTGGATTGTGATTTCTAATGTATGTATCTATGATTCCTAAACCAAATCCTACATTTAAAACAGAACCACTATTGGAACATAAAATATCCGCTGATTCCTTCATCAACTCAGATTCATTGGTTGACATAATTGGTTGATATCCATTAAAATGTTGAGTTTCTAATAGTTCAGTTTTTGTAAATACAACAGGACCTTCTAAATATTCTTTTAATCCATACATCATAACTTGTTCATTATCAATCAGTTACACTATCACTATCATCACAATACGTTGATTATCAGATAGTTACCTTCCACAACTGAAAGAATCTACAATCTCTCCATCTTCATTTACAACCCAACCACTATTTGAGAATACATATTTGTAATATCCACCTGCGGCTGTTTCAGAACCCTCTTCATCAGCATAAAGTTGTAAATCTACATCAACTTCTTCTGTTTCATCATAGTAAACTGTTACACTAGATTCTGATTCACATTTACTTCCTTCATCTTCGGAATAGTAGAAAACAATACTTGTATATGATGTACCAGAAGTGGAATGATTGTATGAGTACCATTCACTCATTTGATGAGGTGTTGATGAATTTGGTTTTGAAGTAGAGTTCGAATTAATAGAAACATGAGCTCCGGTATTTAAACTTGTTAGAGATGTATTAGATGAAGTAGATGTTCTACCCAACTCCGTATTAATTTGACTTACTGATATTGTACCTGATGATGCTAATGCCATTATTTACCTCTTTTTAATTCTTCAATTTCTGATTTTAATTCTTTTATTGATTCAATCAATAATGGAACTAATTTTTCGTATTGTACCGTTAGATAATTTTCACCTGATATAGAACCATCTTCACCATCGTTATCAAATGGTGCTCTTTTAACTGCTTCTGGTAATACACTTTCAACATCTTGTGCAAACACACCTACCATTGATTCTTCTTTATCAAATCCCGCAATTTTGTTTGCCGTTTCGTTCCAATTATAAGTGAAACCAGATAGTTTATCTAATTTATCTAAAGGAGTTTCAATTACTTTAATATTTTCTTTTAATCTTTTATCAGATGAGTATGCAACAATATCATTTGATGCATCAATTCTACCATTAGTAGTAGATGCGTTTACGTTCACACCCAATGCTCCACTATTAACTTTCATACCATTCGAATTGATAGTTAATCGTTGAGTACCACCTGTTGTGGCAGCAATTGTATCTGTAGTGGAACAATAGAATCCTGTATTATTATCACCAACAAAACTAAACGCTGGAGCTGATGATGAACCATCACCAGTTCTAACTCTACCACCTGTAGAACCATCCACCCCTGCCACTAAAGTTACTCCATCAAATGTTAAATCGGATTGAGATGAAATATTTGTACTAGTCGACCATGTTGCGATTCTGTTCGATGAACCAGTTCCAGTTACAGTACCACTATTAGTTGTATATCCTGCACCATTCGTTAATTGATTGTTATTGGTTACGTTGGTTGCTGATGTAGCGATACCATCTAATTTAGATTTTAGAGTAGTAGTGAAATTCTTTTGTGTTAATCCCCCATCACCTACTGAATATGTTGTGTTATTATCGGTTGATGTAATTGTAATTGCACCAGTTTCACCATCTTGTGTAAGAGTTACGTTAGTTCCACCTATGAAATCAACTTTTCCACCACTTGAAACTCCTAAAGCTTCACCACCATCAATTCCAACTCCAAATTCAAAGTTATTTGCAGATGCCGCAATACCATCTAATTTATTTTTTAGAGTTGTTGTGAAGTTCTTTTGTGTTAAACCACCATCTCCTACAGAGTAAGTGGTGTTGTTATCAGTAGATGAGATTGTTACTTTTTGAGTAGATGAATCAAATGCTACTGATGTTGCTCCACTACCAGCGAATCTAATTTCTTCATTTTCCGTTACTGTAAATTGGTCTGTTCCAGCAGAGTTAGCGATTTTAAATCCATCACCCATATCAACGGTATTTGTAAATGATGTTATGTACCCTGCACCATTTGTTAATTGGTTGTTATTAGTAACATTAGTTGCTGATGTAGCGATTCCATCTAACTTAGTTTTTAATGTTGAGGTAAAATTCTTTTGTGTTAATCCACCATCACCAACTGAATAAGTGGTGTTGTTATCAGTAGATGAGATTGTTACTTTTTGAGTTTCTGCATCAAATGCTACAGAAGTAGCACCACTACCAGCGAATCTAACCTCTTCGTTTTCTGTTACTGTAAATTGGTCTTCACCATCTGAATTGGCGATTATGAATCCATCACCCATATCAACAGTATTTGTATCAGTATATGAAGTGATATACCCAGCACCATTCGTTAGTTGGTTGTTATTAGTAACATTAGTTGCTGATGCCGCAATTCCATCTAATTTGTTTTTTAATGTGGTTGTAAAGTTTTTCTGAGTTAAACCACCATCACCTACAGAGATTGCTGAAGTATAGTGTGGAGCTGCTGTATTTGTTGCACCTGTCGCAATTCCATCTAATTTACTAT